GCTGAGTGCTCCAGTGCCATTATAGGTGTCGGCACCATAGGCAGTGACCGTTCCTGAGTTTGACGAAATTGTCGTCCAATCTAATAGTTGTGCTCCTGCGGAGGTTTCAATTCTATATTGAGTTATTCGTGAGTACGTCCCTGCAGTTCCGCCAGTTGAGGTGATATTAAATTTGAATGTTCCGGCATCACTAGAAGCAACCGCCAAAGAGAAAGTCGGCGCTCCAGGAGGGGTTTCTACTATTGTTGTAAATGTTTGGCTAACTTCTTGACTGATTTGCCCACCAGTATCACGTGTTCTAAAATAGACGGTATATGAAAGTGCTGGAGTGAGGTTTGAAGCAGAAATGTTTCCGCCGCTCGTCACTGTCGCCCAGTCGGATATTAGTGTTGCACCTTGCATAATTTTTGCTTGAACAATATCAACGGGATATGAAGTTGGAGTCGTCGTAAATGTAACTACAGCGTTCAGTTCCGACGTAGCAAAAGATATGTCCGTTGGCGGCAACGGTGGTAGGCCGTTAGTAAAACCAAAACCTCTTGCTGCCACCCCGGTAAACGACGAGATAATAGGCATTACGCGAACCGTGTTCGTGAGGCAAATACAGTATATGTACTTGCTGCAGTCCTAACTATCGTATAGGTGTAAGCATCGATTCCGGCACTGGTGTTGGCTGATGATGGAGTGACGCCACCTTGCCAAACGAGAGTACTCGTTGCTAGGGTGATTGTACTAGAATATCCAGCACTTGAAGCAATTTTTGCAATAATTGTGACCGTAACAGATTTGCCGTCTGCGTCAAGGAGTGTCCCTACGTTTGTGAATGTTGGAACCCATGTCACGCTTTTTCCGGTTGTGGGATTGAAAAAGTATGCCGTTGCTGTAGTGACGTCAATTGTTTGTACGCCTAGTGCTGATGCGGTGCCGGGGAGGTTTGCCGTCGTTGAGTAGGTGAGTTGTTCTACCGGCATAGTAAGAACAGCCTTACTAACTGTTCCAGCATTGATAGTTGGGGCAGTTAGGGTCTTATTGGTCAGTATCTCGGTTGCGTTAAGTTCAACAATGGTGTCGATATTATTAATGCGAACTTTTGCGGGAACGTTCTTTACTGTCATACTTTATGCCTCTTCGATTCCGCTTATCGTAATCGTCACGCCAGCGTTTGATGCTAAACCAGAAATTTTTTCTCCAGTAGCCAAAACGAGCGATAGGTTTAAAATGGTTGTTTCGCTGGGGTCTAATGAAATCGCTTTAAAAATTGTTTTTGCGGCGGCGGCGGCTGTGTAGTCGGCAACGTAAAGAGTTGCAGTTTGTGTTGCAGAATCAGTATTACAAAGCATGATTTGTTTAACAATCGTTGACGTCGATGCTGGCGTCGTATAAATGTTTCCTGCAGAAGTTGCCATCGCTTGCGGGCCAGCAAGGCGTTTTTGTGTAAAAGCCATCCGTGGCCTCCTTCATGAACGTTCACTACTCAGTTTAGCGTACAACGAGGCTATCATTAACTACTTTGTTATAAACAATAGTCGCCACCGCACCCGGGGGAGTATCCGTCTGAATAGTACCCCAACCGCCCATCCAAGGCCTCAATGAACCCCTCGTGCGACCAATATTTTTTACTTCGGCCCGTGCGCCACTTGCGCTGAGGTGGTACGGTAAGGGAATTGGCGGCTTGCGCCCTCATCAACCGTGAAACACTTTTGGAGTTTTTGAACAACATGATTTTACACACACAATATTCATATAACGAAGAGTTCTCCCAAAAACTTGCTTTTTGGATGACCGCCGTGGGTTCAGACAAATCTTCGTATCATGGGTACGAGGACATATACTCACACCTTTTATCCGATATGTCGCCAACAGCATTCTTGGAAATTGGTCTTTTTCTTGGAGATACTCATAATACTGACCTCTTTGCTTGGACGCAAATGTTTCCTGAAACAAAAATTTATGGGGCAGATATAAAGTCTCATCTACTTTTCGAGAGTGGCAATATTCAAACATTTTTCGTTGACCAGTCACGCCCAGAAACCTTTTTAGATTTAAAGAACTCAATCGGCAATAAGGTTGACATCATCCTGGATGACGCTTCGCATGTTCTTGATTTGACAATTTCCACTTTTGAGAACATGTTTGATTTCCTTGAAGATGATGGCATTTACCTTATAGAGGACATTCTTTACGAGAACTACAATATGGATAGTTGGGAACAGCGTTCATCTGAATTAAAAGAATACTTTGACAAAACTGGTCTTACTTACGAGATGTATGCAACATCAAAGGTTCATTCCTGTGTGGATAGTGTTGTTTTAGCGGTATTCAAGGGGAAATGATGCGTTTTCACTTAGTAAGTTTGCCGCATACAAATACGACCGAAACCTTCACTGCCTGCGCTTATACAGAGAAGGTGCGGAAATTTGCAATCATGATGAAGAACCTCGGGCACACCGTATTTCTTTATGGTGGCGAGTTCAATGAAGCACCTTGCGATGAGCACATCATGTGCATTACTGAGGAGCAACGACTAAAGGCCGTGGGCAACAACCACTACTCCGCCGCGTCATTCGACTGGAACCTACCTCATTGGGTTGAGTTCAACGGCAACGTCATCAAGGGTATTCAAGAACGCCTAGAACACAAGGATTTCATCTGTCTCATAACTGGATATGCATCTAAGCCAATTGCTGATGCCTTCCCCAACGAACTGAGCGTGGAGTTTGGGATTGGATATGGCGGGTGGTTTGCTAACTATAAGGTGTTTGAGTCCTACGCATGGATGCATGCCTGTTATGGGTCTAAAGTCAACGACCCTCACACTCTTGACGGCAAATTCTTTGACACCGTTATCCCAAGTTATATCGACATTGATGACTTTACCCTACAAGAAGAGCCCGACGACTACTACCTATACATAGGTCGACTGACGGAGCGTAAGGGTTATCAGGTTGCTGTAGATGTATGCAAGGCGCTCGGCAAGCGTCTAGTGATTGCTGGTCAGGGAACTCCACCTTCTTACGGTGAATACGTGGGCGTAGTTGGGACTGAAGAACGCTCAAAACTCATGGGTGGGGCAATCGCTACATTTACCCCAACTATCTATGTTGAACCTTTTGGTACCGTTGCTATAGAAGCAATGGCATGTGGTTCTCCTGTTATCTCAACCGACTGGGGGGCGTTTACGGAGACTGTCATTGATGGCGTCACTGGCTTCAGGTGTCATACTTTGCAAGAATTTATGGATGCTGCGGAGGCGGCAAAAAACCTTGACCGTAAAGCAATAAGCCAGTACTCCAAGGACCGCTACGGCCTCGATGCGGTGGGGCTTATGTATGAAAAGTATTTTACGCGGCTACAAACCCTCTGGGGCAAGGGTTGGTACGAACTCAATAGCATCCCTCTAGTTGAAGAAGACTAGAAGGAATGACTACCGACGCGAAGTGTTAAGCGTCGGCGTAATGATAGAAATCATAGTTTGATTGGATTCTATGGATTTGTATTCTTCAAGAGGGCGTTCACGGTCGCTTCAAGCGACGCAATTTTTTGTGCTTGCTGAGAGGACTGTTGAGACATTTGTGCAAGAAGGCCTTCAATGACTTTGGTCAGTTCAATTTGTGAAACAAGGCTTTCAATGATTTTAATCAGTTCAATTTGGGTCTTGGACATTTTGTCTCCTTGGTGTCTGGCTAATTTACTCATCTTATGCTATAAATATGTCATGGCTAATCAAATTACTCAGATATCTATGATTTTTGGTGGTGAACCCAGATGGACGTAGTGCCACTCATTAATTTAAATGCATACGTATTAGACGTTGCCGATATTGATAATCGGTTGATTTCTAAAATTATTTTGTCTAGCAATCAAAAACCTGATGCCGTAAATTTTCCGCATACATATTTTGAAGATATTGTTCTTCCGGGTGTTCCCGAAATCTACGACTTATGCAAAAAAATATCATCCGTTGTAAGCAGTGTTTTGAATCGAGAATACTCCGTTGAGTCAATTTGGGGTTTAATTTTAAATCGTGGCGAGTCAGTCGGGATGCACTCTCATAAATCAAATTCTCATCTTTATCCGTCAGAATTTTACTCTATTGTCTACTATCCATCCGTTCCGGAAGGTTCTGCGGAAATCGTATTTTCTTTAACACATTGCAACACAATAGAACAATCAATATCGATTAAACCCAAAGAAGGAATGCTCATCATATTCAATTCGTATATTTCTCATATGACATCCCGTCACATGTCTGATGAATCGCGAATCGTTATCAGCGCCAATCTTTGCCCGTTAGAACCGAATACGAAAATAGTTCCAGATTGGTCACCATATAGATTAATTGGTAATAACGGGGGAATAGATGTTTGTTTGTGACGATTTTATAAAAAATACCAATTTGGTTAATGCTATTAAAAATGACTTTAATTTTTTTCCCGAAAATATGGGAGATTTGGAAAATATTGGAGAATACAATAATTATTTTCATTCCGGAGAATCTACATGCAGTGCCCCATATATGTTCTGGGATGGATGGTGGAGCAGCCCGGCCAACACCCTAAGAAAACAAGTAATTGAAGCCGTCTGGCGTGATACTGGTTTGTTGGGTTTCCCAGAATCTGAAATATGTGGTTTTGAGTATTGGTGCAGAACATTCAAGCCTGGTCAATATTTGAAAGTTCACGTTGATGAAGATACATTTGCCTACGCCCGCGATAAGACATTCAATGCTCCTGTTATCGGTGCAATTTGGTATGGATTCACATCCTGTAGTGACGGTGGATTTTTGGAAATGCATGAAAACAAAATCAAAGGTTCTCCAGAAAATGCCCTAGAACGAGACAACATAGCCCCCTTGTTATCTTCTCCTGAATATATGGAACGCTTAGCATATGTACCGAATCGCCTCATCTCTTTTGATGCTGGCAGGCGCCTCCATGGAACCACCCCAGCGGCCAATGGCGTGCGTCAAGTAATGGTCATCAACGTATGGCATAAAGACTCTCCGCCATTGGCGCTAAGTACAGGTGAATTTTTCTATGAGTGATGCATCTTCGGAAATAAATAAGCATCTTAGGACAATTTTTGTTTTTACATGTGGTGTTGATGAAAGCGATATTTGCATGACGGTCAAGAGCGCATATGAGAACGCAAGATTTCCTAGTCGTATTTATTTTGGAATAATTGACCAAAGAACTGATGGTCAATTTTCAAATACTGACTCCTACAAGAATGTAAAAAAAGTAAACATTGACTACAAATATCCACTTGGTCTCGGTTTGGGCAGACTCAATGCATTTATGCTCCACGAAAATCAAGATTATGCTCTGCAAATTGATGCTCATACAATTTTTGATAAAAATTGGGATATGAATTTATTGCGCGAGATATCCAAACTTTCTGTGAAATATGAAAAGCCCGCTATAAGCAATCGACCAAAATGGTATACGAAAAATAAGATAGGAGAAATTCATAAACATGACACGCTTGGGGCGCCATTGGTGTTGGGGAATCCTTATGGATTATATGAATCTGAAATAATCGGTGGAATGGCGGCAGGCGGGGAGTATGAGCATTATCTTACTTCGGGGGGTTTTGTGTTTGCAAAATTGGACCTTTTTAAAGAAGTTATGCCCGACCCGCGTATTGCTTTTTATGGAGAAGAACACGTCCTCGCCCTGCGAGCAAGTGCGCGAGGATGGAGGTTTTTTTCTGTCAGTGACAGTTGTCTGTATTCATTTGGCCGACATGAATCAATCGTTGATGGAACGGATGATTCTTGGAAAAAAATATATTCCAAACCATTAACAAATAATAGGCCGTGCGTTGATTTCAATGCATCCATAAATGATAAATCATCAATTGTTAAGCAAATACTTGATGGAGATATTATTGGATATTGGGGGGCTCCGACAAAAGAAGAATATGAAATATATATTCAAAATTTGGGATTTGATTATCGGTCTGAAAAACCTATAGTTTTGTTGGCTGACGACGTGAATCCTCAATAAGTTTCGGCATCCAAATCCTATGTGGATTGTCTTGACCGACAATTTCTTCCGATGTGAATGATGTCCCGTAACACGCCATGCTTAGATAGGCATACCTCTGACCATGGGTTACGGGTAACACTTCATGTCTTCCAACATAATTTGAAGGATAGGCAATGACCGAACCGGACTTTGGCTTCCATTTATAGGGGATATTTGGGAAGCACAGTTCTCCACCTATGAAGTTTGTTTCATTAAGTTCTTCGGTTGATTCAACGCAATCATTTAAATATAAGTTTATGCTCGTACTATTATGCATTGATACTTGATTTCCCGTTTTCTGACCCCACTCATAAGGAACTTGGTCATCGCAATGAGGACCAATTTTTTGACCATTTTCATATCCTGCCAGATGCCCCAGGGGTCTCCACCATGCCGTCGTTGCTGCATCAGGAAAATGGCGACAATATTCAATCAGGGCGTCATAAATTGCGTTTTCTAATTTATTTATAAATTCATTTGCTTCATTTACTAATTGTCCTAGTGCTTCAGGTGAACGTGTATTGAGAAATCTTTGAGGAGCAATAGAAATGTCCTCAATACTAAACTTAAAACCAGTAGCATTGACTGCGTATGTAATTCCTTCTTCTTCGATATATGTAAAAGTATTTTCTTTAGCACCACGCAGTGCGGATATGTATTTTTTCAAAAACTCTTGGTCTATATCTATAACATCTTCACAGACAACGACACCCATACCTATGTGTGTTGATTTCATTATTCGCCAACCAGTCTTGTTGCATTAAATTGTTCCGATGATTCGTCATACCCTCGCGACTTCAGGAACTCCCTATAATCATGACGAAGCGTTGGCATATATACATTCGTGCTGATTCGAGCACCTTCTGGATTTATTTTTGGGTCACATACGCTCTCGCCAACCTCTTGGTTGGGTGTCCCTTGTGAATACCAACCAAGATAAGAGATACGTCTTCCAGATACGATAGGACGCACCTCATGTGCAGCCATATAATTGGATGGGAACATCATGATGTCGCCAGCACGCGGAGAGTATGTTATTCCTAAATAATTAAATATGTGTTCCCCGCCAGAAAATTCACCGTCCACTAACGAATTCTCGTCATTCGATGAATTGAGATACGTGATTGATGTTATAACGTTTCTGAGTGCCAACTCCTGCGACGTTTGATGTACTCCATATACATATTCGGCACTTATGTCGGAGTGACTCCCAAGATAAACGCCTGGCGAATATGAAACTAGGTGTCCTTTGACTTTCCACCATATGCAATTATACGCAAGTGGAAAACGTTCAAAATATTTTAACAAATACGAATCTTTTATAGTTTCAATATCCTGAAGCATTTTGGCAATTTGTGGACGAGAATCACGATGAATTACGGAACCGCGTCGAGGCATTGCATCCATTGATTCACCAGTAAATAAATATCCGCTTTTATTAATGTATGCCATTTCCCCAGTTTCTGGGTGAATAGTCTGCTGATACATGTCGGCATGTTCGAGGTCTACTAATTCTGTTGCGGTCTGAAATATGGCTTCCCAATTGGCAGAAAAAGCATTCCTAAATATGCAGACACCACTACCAAGATGTTCTAGTTCAACATCATTGTTAATTATCTCCATGTATTCACCTTATTTCAGAACTATGGAATTTGCGTTGTAGGGGACGAAGAAAATCACCAGATTCACTAGGTTGATATTTCATTTCTATATGGTTTTTGTAATCAGAAAAAATATCATTCATCCATACTTGTCCACTATGAATATATGGCGAGTTATCACATACTGATATCCCATATTCGGGAGATGAGGAGCCCTGTCCGAAGTATTGAAGATATGCATACCTGTCTCCAGACGTAACTGTTGCAACATAATGTGCACAAATATAGTTTGCTGGAAACAAAAGAACATCTCCTGCTTTCGGGGAATGTGTAACGCCAGCATATGGAAAAACTATTTCGCCACCACTGAAATCATCATTTAAATAACACATTGCAGCAAGGACATGCCTGGAGCCCAATTGCATACTCGGTTCAAAGCCTGGACTGTAGTTAATGTCATTATCACAATGAAGGCCCTGCTCTGAGCCTTCTGGATAAAAAATTGGGTGTCCTTTGGTCTTCCACCATATGCAAGGTAATAGCATGGGAAAAATTTCCAAATACTCAAGAAGCGCCTTATAAACGGCAGAATCGCAGTTATTAAAAAAATTTATGCATTCTTCAGAATTCGGGTAGTTGTAATAGTTGCTCAACCGAACACAGGACTTCGATATATCCTCTTGCCGGAACCTGTGCCCGCTTTTATTAACCAAACACTTAACAGAATTATCATCATTGAATTCGTATGTGTAATTATTTTTAAACTCAACCTCTTGTAGGGAATTCAAAAAATCAAGAATGGCACCATCTACATTAAATGATTCATTAAATAAGACAATTCCATTACCTAGATTTTTCATACTGAAAATTCCTATGTTAATACTTCGGTATCGTGTGTCGTACCGTATTGCGCAACACATCGACCTTGGAATACGGGATTAATCCCCAATTCTACTTCGCCTTTTGAATATATTGAAAATTCAGATTTACAATAACGCTCATAATCATCGTAAATATTATTCATCCACATTCCAGGACACCAATCAAAACTATCTTCTGGTTCAACTATATTGATATTTACCTTGCTGTCCGGTGAGCCTTGTCCAAAAAACGATAGATACGTGTATCTACTTCCTGCGGTCATTCTGGTTACGTCATGCGATGCAACGTAATTCGTTGGAAACATAATAACATCACCACGCTGTGGTTTATATTCAATACCCATATGAAAAAATCTCAAATTACCACCGACAAAATTGGTGCCATCTAGTTGCGATTCATTATCCACGCCATCATTCAAATAAGTAAGGGCTCCACATGTTTGACGGGCCGCCATTTGTCCACGTGGCATATAGCGAACGCCGTCCGTTACCTTGTAATTAGTATCGTTGTCGCAATGCGAGCCAAGGATTCCTTCATCCATATAGCGAAGAATATGACCACGATTACGCCACCAAACACATCCAACAAGCAATGGATAAATGTCAATATAACGAATCAGGCATTTATAAATAGTTTCTTCCATATTGTGAAAAAAACTAGCAATATTTTCTGGAGTTGTTTCATCTACCGGACGGAGAATTCTTACGGGCGTTGCCGGGATGTCCTCTGGACGGTAACGAAAACCATCTTCATTAATCCCATATTTCTCGCCATCTTCCCCAACAATATAGGTCCAACGATTTTTATGCGACTCTTCAGCCCTACTGTCAATATATTCTAATACTGACTTCTGTTCAAACTGTAATACGTTTCTAAAAACCACTATCCCCGGGCCCAGAATTTCGATTTGATAATTTGATATTTCTAGTATTTGCTCATCGCCAATGACGGGTGTATCTGGATGAGGAATGACAGACGTATCTGGGCGCGCGTTCATTTTGTCACTATATCAGTTTTTGATGATGAAGTTATGACCAATACCAAAAGGTACATGATAGGTGGTGATATTTGGGTAATCATCTATCACTTCAAATAATTTATAACTTGGACAATGCGCATAGTCTTCACCGTATATTTCAGAGTTATCATTGGTATTGATGAGATGAATTACTCCACCTACTTCAAGAGCATCTATGTGGGAATTTATCAATTCATCATCTAATACTAGATAGACCGCACCAAGTAACATAAAATCAAATTTTAGACCAGAATATTCATAAATATCTTCTTGTTCAATAACTTCATACTCAATGTCAAATGGAAACTCTGGATTGTTTAATACAAACAATTCAAAATTATTCAAATATTTGTTATTTAAAAAAGTCAATTTGCAACCGATAGAAGCCAATGTTGCAACTAAATTAAAATGCTTGTCTGGCCCATTGATTAAGGCATTCTTTGGCCTTTTTACATTCGCCATCATCAAAGCAAAATAATCAGTACATAAATATAGGGATTGCTTCCAACCAATTTGAGGATTATCAAATACTTCATGCGACAACATCGCGCCATCGCCTATGGCAATTGCCCGTTTGTCTAGAGTCATTGAATTATAATATTCTTTAATAGATGTATTGATATCGTTATAAGCGGAGTCGTAGTCGTAGTCAAGACCCTCAGATAGGTCTCTCGTTAATTCATTCGAAATTAAAGACGCAAGCAAATATTTATTACCAAGTATTTTATCCACGGGCCAGAACCTCCAAAGCAATCTGTCTGTCAAACCATGCGCGCCTCAAATTTATTACGAGTAACATGCTAATACTACGAACAGTATTTTGACTTGCTGTAGGTAGCGTATTTTTACTATATTCAAACGTGCTGCGTATATTAGAAATAATTTCTTCAATCGTGGCGATATATAGTTCTTCCTCCTCCATACCAACGGTAAACAGTATCGATAAAATAATCGTATCCAAATAAGCGATATTGCTCGTCGCGTCATACGTGCGATTATCTTTATTGCCGATTCTAGTTGTCATACTCATCTGCTATTTCTTCAGGAATATTTAAACTCACACAATGATGGCCAACGTTTAGTTGAGTAGACCATGTCATTGTTGGCCCATCCCACCGAACAACATTTTCAGAAATATCATCGTCGTCGCATGTGCCTGGGCCAACTTTGCCTTCTGGAGCGTTGACAACCGTATATCCATACTGCTTCTCAAGGTCTTCTTCTTTAATTATGTTAAAATTAATCTTCTTCATTACACGCCGTTCTCAATTTTTTCCAAACTTTGAAACATCTTAATAAGTGAAGAATAACCCCTATAGTCAGGGTCGTCCTCTGCTACGGGGATTGTGTAATCGGACGTTAATTCATCCTGGTCGACGCCCAATACCAAACACAAATCAAATATGCTTTTCTCCAAGAAAGACGCTGCCTTATCTTTGGCTTTTTGTTTTTGTTGTTCATTTAATGCCATGGTTTATTCATTCTCCAATGAGGATAATTTTGTCTTCATAATTTTTATTCGTAAGCAGGTCTCGTACATGTCGGCAAATTCTTTTTTGTGTAAATTGAAAATTCCAATTTTCACTGCCCATAGTTTGAATTCTACTGGTTCTGGTGGTGCGATTTCAGGAAGCGAACATACGCCAGTTTTGAAATATTGGGCGACCTGCATATCGGGAAGTTGCATGAGTGATTTGACTGGTTCGACGGAATTTTGCTGGTCTATATGTAGACCTACGCTAGTAAGCAATTCGTTCGCCACTTCAGCCATTGGTTCACGGCTCTCTGCGTATATGTAGGCCCATTGCCATTCGAGTAATAGTTTGAACAATTCATGCAACGAAGGCGCTCCAGGATATGGATGAATCATCTGATACTGCTTAATTAGGTGTTCTGAGCCTGGCGTCAATTCATTGTAGATAATTGAGGCTCCACCAGGAATGTTGTAAATGACAACATGATTTACGATTTTTTCCAAGAAACCAGTATCCATAAGGATGTCCTTGAATTCGGTACGACCATAAAGTTCGTCCATTGGGATATTCATGTGAGTGTCAGTCGAAGAACAGGTTGGGGCCATCCAATGGTCGGCTTGTTCTGAAATGGCGATACTTTTCCATACTCTGAACCCATATCTAAATCGTATTGCTGGCGTAGTAAATAGACTAAACATTGAACCAATGTGGCTAATGACATCATCTTCGGATTCAAATAAATCTAAATCAAAACCATTTCCAGCAAGCGACCCGTACAGCGTCGCCTCAAATTCGGCAATTTTTTCCCTGAGTGCTTTGATTTTTATTTGATTTGACAAACTCTTCATAGAACACCTCCAAACACTGCGTATTATCTCATCATTTAGTCACAGTAAACTATACCACTCCGCATTATCCAAGTATTTCGTCAATCGCTTCCCGGATTGTCCAACTTTCACCCGTAGTTAAAGGTTCCTTATCCAGCGGCATTGCCTGCCAATTGAATCTAGCAATCACCGTACCGCTTCGGCCAACAATAAATTTCTCCCAATTGCTCGGGATTCGCGCCATGGCGGCACCTTCTACATTTCGTCCTGCAAATGCTTTATCACTATTGTCTGCCATGGAATCAGATTTATTGCGTTTTTCTTTTCCTTTAATGATGGAATATAGCGGATGCTCGTTTGGACCATTAACATCAATTTTCTCAGAAATAGGGAAATTAACAAATTCATATGATTTTTTTATGAATGATGAAATTTCATCGTTGGGGCAGGGTTCCATCTTCCCAAATTGGTTACAAGGGACACCCACAACGCTGAAACCTCGGTCCTTAAATTCGTCATGCACGATTTGTAGTTGTTTAAATTGTCGTAAACTTCTGGCATAAGACCAAAAATTACTGCATTTTGGTTGATACCCGCATTTGGATGCAATATTGACGAATAGTGTTACTTTTCCATGAAATTGACTCAAAAAATCTGGCTCACCATCGATTGAGGACATACCTACTTTATAGAGGTTATTTTCGTCATAAGACATTTCATTCACCAAACCCTTGAAATGCCACGGAACCATAATCGCCAACAACAACGCGTCCGCTCATTCGATTTTCCTCTACAGATATGAAAACATTGAATTTAAGGATTGTTTCAAAGGGTGTTTCTATAGGAATACTCCACTCTAAGGAGTTATTTTCTTTGCTTGAATCAGTGAAACTAATTTCCCCCTTATCATTCCATATCCTCCCGCCCACAACTCCACCATTGTCAATTAGTGAAATATGAAAATCTTCATCACCTAGCGGCGTAAATGCAGTGATTTTGAAAGTAGAAATTGAATCAATCAACATTATAGACCTCGGATATTTCTGGTTCAGCCAGTTGCACCAAACTATCATGGCGTGGACCTATTTGCTCTCCACGTTCATTGAGTCCAGTTCGGATGCCATTCATCCAAGTCCATGGCTCATCTATTTGTTTTTTCATCTTAGCATCACTATATGACATTCTTTTTTGAATAAGTTCGTTGTCATCCCAAAGATTTTTCATTTTGAAATTAACGTCTTCTTGAAGATGAGAAGGTTGAATATAAAAAAATGCAAAAGGCATTCCTTCGGGTAAAATAACTTCTTTGCCGGGCGTAGTGAATCTCCATGTCATCTGCACTTCATCAGGCCACCAACTACTCGGTATCAATGCGGTCAGTGGTTCTAGTCCATCAATAAAAAAATTAGGGGAACCAGTAACAACGGTGTCAAAACCTTGCTCCGTACCGAATGCCCATCCAAGATGGATATCAATCATCCCAATTTTGTTGCAATTGGCGATAGTTCTACCATTAAATGAATCATCCGAAATAATTCTAGGGACAGACATTCCGCCATCCCAAATAGCAACAATTTCTTTTTGTAAGATTATTTCCCAGCCGTTAACATTTGCTGCACTTAATGGCAAACATCGATAAGCATGTTTATTATACGTATCGTCCATCCAGTCGCGCTTTAATCGTGATTGTTTTATTTTCGGAGAAAGTTGATGCGTTCTAGTCAATGTCATTTCAGTCATATGGAGACACCCTCAGTTGGAGTAATCGGACCAATGATAATAGAGTTGGACATTGAAGGCTCGTAAGGCTGATTGTTTGTCTGCCCGAATTGACGAGTGAATCCACCATACTTATGCGTATCGTCATTGTAGTCATACATTGTTACGGCGGAATACTTCACCCCCGAAGTTACAGGCATTGAAGCATGTGCGTAAATGTAAGTGGAAGGAAAAAATACCAAATCCCCATATTCGGGCGTAATTTTTATGTCAAGTTTTGGAAACCACAACTCCCCGCCGTCATAGGAGTCATTGAGATACATCACTGATGACACCGTGCATACATAAGAAAAACCATGGTCAGTATGGACATTGAAATGTTGACCAGCGGTATACTTGACAAAATTAATTGCCTCCATGTAGGTCATGTTGATGTTGTACTCGGATTGATAATCACGTAAACATTCATTCTGAACATCGGCAACCGTATAGTAAACATCGATTACGTCCCTGAATTCAGGTGGAGTTTTATCGTCGTAGTTTTTGTCGTATTTAAAATCAACACAATCTCTGTACTCGGGCATCTTCACTCCCTCTCCAACGAGTGAATCGTGCCAGCGGAAATAGGGGTGACTGCTATTCGCTAAAGTTTTTTCGAGGCGCTCAGGAATCATTGCCGCAGGCGGCAAAACACTCCTGTATAGGCGTATTCCTAGTTCTGGGACACCTACCGAATGTTTTTCAAAACGGAATGGTAGCGGTTCAGGGTATTGAAACATCGTCATACCCCGAGAGATTACCCCAAAAACCAGTGCATGTCAATCTTGTTCCGGAAAGTAATGGCGTTACCTGATGCATATATTCCTCGGTACCCGCAAAATAGATTGCGGACCCAGCCACAGGCTGAATGAATATGCCCAGGTCAGGGAAAACTAATTCGCCACCCTTGAAATCATCACTCAAATAGATTATCGAACTTATATCACGCTTCGGAGCGCCCCCGTATGTGGGCAGGTTTGACCATTGGTCGCAGTGATATGGAAGTTCCCAACCTATAGAGAACTTCACTACCGTACCTATTCCTTCGTCGCTTACTAATGTGTCAAAATCTTCCTCAATATTGCTTTTAAGTAATTGTTGAGCCTTTGACAGTATGGAATTGCATTCGCTATCTTGTACGTTGATAAATGTATTAGGATTATTTTCTTCCTTCTGAAGAGGAGAACAATCAATGTATGTGCGCAATTTGGCAATATCTTGCGGAATAATTAAATTGTTGATAATAGTAATATTTTTAAATTTTGTTTTGCGTATCATCAAACACATGCCAAAAAGTTGTAGTTATAATCCTGTCACCGCTTGTTACGGGAGATACTTCGTGTTCATATTCCTTGAATGATGGGAATATGATTACGGAGCCTTTCAGCGGATAGTAGGTAATATCTAAATTTGGAAAACTTATTAGTCCACCTATGGAATCATTTTTTAAATAAAGTATTGACGTCATGTCAGTCGTCGTACATCCACTAAATGTTTTATTTATTGTTTTCTCACCCGTTATATCATCTACTGTCATTGCGTCATAGTGAAGAGGCAGTCCGTGACCATGTCGATATTTAACAAAAGTACCAAGAGTCTCGTCACTTAAAATACATGAATAAATATTTTGTATTGTTGACTTCAATCTGCCCTGTACTTTGGACGCGATTTCTCCAATATCAGACGAGGTAATATTATTTGAAAAATGTTTATCCCCATGCGACTCTTGCCATTTAACATTTAAAAAGTATTTTGAAAATATAGCAATTTCATGTTCTGTCAAAAAATCAAAAATAATTGTAAAATTTTTGTGTTTTAACAATTTCATATAAATTCCTTCACTGTATAAAAAGATGGCGTAGTCCATCTTTCGCCAGAAATAATACGTTTCACACCATGTAGAAAATGTATATCACCTGGGTGGGCAACTGCCAAGCCTGGTTCTGGTTTTATAACAATGTCATGTTCTGGGTAATATAATTCGCCACCCTCAAAATTGTCATTGTAATAAATAAGCGAATTTAAATCATAATCAGGAAACGGGTTTGGTGAGCCATCGTTCAATTGTTTATCGGCATGCGGTTTTTGCTCTGTGCCTGGCGTCCATTTGATGAGAACTGGTGGCCTACTTGATAGTTGGACAGAGAATTTTTCTGTTAACACTTTTTGCATTTTATCAATATAAAATTCAATAATTTTATAAATATTACTGTTTAATTTTTGAATAATTTCCCCACCGCATTGCCTGTTGCGCCAGTAGTCGGCATTATAGAGGCATGTTCCATTTTCGGAATATTGACTTTCACCTGGGTCCATCCATTCATTGATTGTTGGTAGGAATTTTTGTACAGTCTTTAAATGTTCTGGCTCAACAAAATTTCTAATAACAATGATGGAATCTTTATTTAAACCAAAATATCCGGGTTCAACTAATGAGTTCAAATTTTATCCTATTTAAATTGAGGTGGGAAGAAGGGCGGGAAGAATGGCGGGAAAAATGGCGGGAAGAATGGCGGGAAAAATGGCGGGAAGAAGGGCGGGAAGAAGGGCGGGAAAAATGGCGGGAAAAATGGCGGGAAGAATGGTGGAAAATATGGTGGCGCTACCGGTGTTACGGTTGCTCCGCTATTGGCGTATGACCCAGTACGTTCATAAAAGTTGTTATAACTATTGATAGTTATGTAGTAAGCGGTTCCATTAGTTAGGCCAGTGATGGTGACTGTCTGGCCTGAACCATTAAGTGCATCAAATGGGTCAAGTTCGTAAGTTGAATAGTTTGCATTAATTGCAAGAGTAAAGTTTACATTATTTGTAGAAGTGTAAATTTTATAGCCTGTACCAGTACCTATAAATCCACCAAAATGACTGGCGGTTGTAAGCCTAGAACCGGAATCTAAAGTGATAAAAATTTGAGCGTCATCTGCTGATGCATTGAATCCAGTAGTGATTTGATTTGGTTGCTTGACTGGAATAACGCTATTTGACGAAACTGTTCCACTCGCAGTGAACGAAGTGTTTTTCGTAGTTACTTTTGCCCAATATGATGTTCCAGTTGTAAGACCAGTTACAGTTGCAGTAGTTCCACCTGTATTGACCCAAAATGTTGTTGGGCTTGCCGTTGTTCCATAATAAATGTCATACGATGGTGTTTCACCACCTCCGGCGGCAGCAGTCCATGTCACCGTGAAGCGACCTGTCACTGATGATGTTTGGTCGGCGGAATCCGATGTTCCATTGGTATTGGTGATTGCAACGTTTGTTGCGTTTGTAGGTGTAGCGAGGCAGAGGGTTGAAGTTGCAGTCGTTGTGCCAGCACTAGAAAATGACGAGTTATTTGTTACTACCTTGAACCAATATGAAGTTCCAGCGGTAAGGGGGATAGTGGTAGAAGTGGAGGCTGTCGTCGTGTACAACGTCGTTGGGCTTGAGGTAGTCCCATAATAAACACTGTAAGTTACGCTCGCAGCACCACCACGACCAGCATTGTCAGCACTCACTGCAGTCCAACTAACCCCAATATTGCCAGACGATGGCCGTGATGTCGTTAATCCAGTTACGTTTGCTGGGGTTGTTAGAGCCGTCACCGAGTTAGATGCACTAGAAGAGTCTGATACAACTCCAGTATTGGTTGTTGCTATAACTGTGAACGTATACGCGGTTCCTGAAGTCAGACCACTGACAGATATAGGGCTAGATGCCCCACTGCCAGTATGTCCCCCAGAAGAAGTGACCGTATATGAAGAGATGGTCCCCTTGCCCGCATATGTTGGGGCAGTAAAGGGTACGCTAATAGTTAATACGCTTCCAGAATGTGAAGCAGTACCAATTGTCGGCGTATCTGGTTTTTTCCCACCAGTATCAATCAGGGTCATAATTTTTCCTTATATCCAAGCCAACACTAGCATATGGCTAGGCTGAAAGGTCGCCCGTCGCAACCCACGTATTTGTGGCGCGCTTAATCAAAGTAACGGCAGACCATTGAGCGCGAGTCTTTAGACCTGGGGTGCCGTTAATAGTGACACCAACACCGGGGGTCAGTGTTGTTTGACCACTACCTGTCTGTATCACGGTAATTTGCGTTCCAATCGAGAATGCAACATCCCCGTTTGGTGGAACTGTAAGAGTGTTTCCAGAACTTACGCCCATTTCGACGAGTTTATCCTTGTCTCCCAACACCAAGATATATGATGCTACTCGCGCATTGGTTATCAACGTTGATGAAGCAAACTCGCGTGCCGTAACACCATCACCAACAATAATTTTATCTGCAGTTGAATCCCACGCTATTCTTCCGTCAGTGATAGATGTCGTTGTCGATAGCGTCAATATTGGAGATGCGACTGTTGGGGTTGCTCCGAATGAAGTAAGGCTTGATGCGGTAATGCCCGCACCAAGTGTTGTTCCATTAAGTACAGACGTGCCGTTGATGTAATAGGCTTTGCCAGTAAGTAGGTTGAAGTCCTCGGATGATGTCCACGCTGACGTAAGGCTAACCCAGTTAAGCGTCTTGTCCGTGCTTCCTCTAAGCGTAATACCACCGCCATCGGCAGTCACGTTTGTGGGAGTGGTAACTGAACCGAGTTCAATATTCTTGTCATCAACGCTGATTGTCGTTGAGTTGATAGTTGTCGTCGTGCCTTCAACGGTGAGGCTGCCCTTAATGTTGACTGTCGCACCCGTCGTACCACTGCCAAGATTAATTGTTGCGGTACTGGCACCGATAGTTAATGTTGTTGCGGCACCCGCAAAGTTGACTGTTGTTGCTGTTGTGTTGATTAAGTCAAAAGAAGCACTACCCGTTGTTAAACTTGTAGTAATTGCGGGAGAAGTCATTGCTTGAATACCCGTGAAAGTGTTCGCCGCATCAGTCCTAGCAATGGTTGCTGAGGTGGTAGGGAATGTCATTGTTGTTGAATCGGTACCAGCCAAAGTAAGAGTATTTGATACCGATAAAGTTTTAAGGTTAGTAACTGTCAAGGTACCAGTACTTGAAGTTATCGTTAAACCGTTGATTGAGGTTGCGGTTGCGACTCCCAACACAGGTGTAGTTAATGTAATACCTGCTAAAGTTAGGGCGCCAGATGAGCGGTTTAATGCTACGGAAGTAGTACCAATAAAAGTACTGCTTGTTATTGCTGAGTCTGTAAATGCAATAGTTTTACGAGTCGTAGACGGACTGAAATAAAGGTTCGTGCCGTCAAACTCCATAGCACCAGCAGCAGCAGTCGTTAAGTTAGTTCCGCTTGTTAAATATAAAGGTGCAGTACTCGCAGTTGCAGTACCCGCTCGCAATGTCAATGAGCCAGTCAAAGTTCCTGGTGTCGCCGTAGTCATGTAGGTGGTAGTATCCAGTGACCATGTATCCGCTGCGGTTTTCTTAAGTAATCCCGAAGTACCAGCAAGAGCAGCAATCGCTGCAAGGTCGGCATCGTAGGCCTGGACGTTGGTACCGATAACAAGACCCAATGTGGTGCGTGCTGTACTGGCGTCGGCGTCATCAATTAATGAGCGTCCAAACGTAGTGAGCGTGGTAGTACTAGCACTTGATGTTCCAGTGAAATACGGCAAATTATCAGCAGCAGCAGTAACGCCAGCAAGAGTTGTGAGGTCCGCATCATAGGCCTGAACGTTTGTGCCGATAACAAGACCTAATGTGGTTCTTGCAGCACTAGCATCTACATCATCAATTAAAGAACGCCCAAATGTGGTGAGGGTTGCCGTGCTGGCAGTCCCAATACCAGTGAAATATGGCAAAGCGTCCGCGGCGCTTGTTAAACCAGCGATAGCGGCAAGTTCTGCGTCATAGGCTTGAACGTTCGTGCCAATTACTAGTCCAAGGGTGGTGCGTGCTGTACTGGAGTCTGCATCGTCAATTAAAGAGCGTCCGAATGTGGTGAGGGTCGCAGTACTGGCAGTTCCAGAACCAGTGAAATATGGCAAAGCGTCCGCCGCTGAAGTCAAACCAGCGATAGCGGCAAGTTCTGCGTCATAGGCTTGAACGTTCGTACCGATTACTAGTCCAAGGTTAGTGCGGGCACCTGCGGCGTCAGTTGCATTAGTGCCACCAGAAGCAAGAGCAATGGGGGTTGCACTAGAACCCCAAGTACCAGTCGTAATTGTACCCAAGGTTGTGATGGTTGATTGACCCACATAAGTGGAAGCAATGTCTACACTGTCGGCGTTGACAGTAATCCTGTTAGCCGTACCAACAGCGTCGATAGTATTGCCGGTCTTGGTAAGACCAGCGCCAGCGAGTAATGTTGAAGTACCGGTAAATTGTGTGTACGTGAGCGAATCGGTGCCAAGAATATGAGCGTTATTAGTGCCCGTCCCTTCTGAAGTGAGGATAAAACCTTGATTGCTATTGGTAGAGCCGTCAATAACAAATACTGCATCGCCTGCTTTGACCTGTCCAGTAATACTGTTATCAGCGTCGGTTGACCGTACGAGTACCCATGCTGCCGACACGGAACCCTGCACCTGCACGGTATAGATTCCATTTTGGGTAGCAGTTGCTTGATTCTTTACAAGCACCCTGTTGCCGGTGGTCGCATTCGCTCCATCAACGTTCAGGCGTACCGTAGTATCTGCGGTCAATGTGGCTCCAACGCCATTAGTGCCATTGCTGTATGTCGGAGTATTGGGTAGTACTCCCGCAGTCGCATATTTACACGCCTCATGCCAATTGATACCTGCAGCAATTGAATCGGCATAGGCTTTAGTGACAGCATCCGTTGAGTTTGTCGGAGTTGGAACTGTTACGGTGCCAGAAACAGTCAAAGAAGTTAGAGTGCCGACAGAAGTAATGTTTGTTGCTGCTGCTGGAAGTCGGGCGTTATTAAGTGTGCCTGAAGTTAAGTCAGTTGCGCTCGTTGTTGCTGTAGCCGATGAACCCGTCGCGCCGGTGACTCCAGTAGGGCCAGTTGCTCCAGTAGTACCCGTGGTTCCAGTTACACCAGTTGGTCCAGTCGCGCCAGTAGTGCCTGTGGTTCCTGTAACGCCGGTCGGTCCTGTAGCACCAGTAGTTCCTGTGATACCAGTCGGCCCAGTTGCACCGGTCGTTCCAGTGCTCCCCGTTGCTCCAGTAGGACCCGTCGCTCCCGTGGTTCCAGCAACACCCGTCGGTCCTGTAGCGCCAGTAGTTCCCGTGCTTCCAGTTACACCCGTGGGTCCTGTTGCGCCCGTGGTTCCAGTCGTGCCAGTTACACCTGTTGGTCCAGTAGCACCTGTGGTACCCGTCGTCCCCGTTACACCAGTTGGTCCAGTCGCGCCAGTAGTGCCTGTGGTTCCTGTAACGCCAGTGGGTCCAGTGATGCCTGTAGGTCCTGTTGCACCCGTGGTTCCGGTCGTCCCTGTTGTGCCAGTTGGGCCGGTCGCTCCAGTCGCACCTGTAGTACCCGTGGTTCCCGTAACGCCCGTAGGCCCTGTTGCGCCCGTAGTTCCTGTTGCTCCAGTTGGACCGGTAATACCCGTCGGACCTTGTGCGCCAACATCACCAGTACGAGCAAAAGTAATGATTACGTCTTCGGCATTAGAGAATGAAGAAGCGGAACCAGAAACGTATGCGCAGTCAACTGCAAAATACCCAGTTTCTTCAGTTATGGAAGAAATCGTAAATAATGCAAAATCCGCAGAGTCTGCTTTATTAGAGATTCTAAAGTGGCCCTTAATGGTACTTGTTGAATCGTCTATGGTCCGCAAGAATGACTGAACATCAGTTGAACCATCAGATAAATCATCGATGAATAATTTTGTTGCTGTCGTGATATCGGAAGCGTCAAACTTTAGTTTTCCTACACCAGGGTCGCTTTGGCTTATATTCGTATCAAACGTGTAGTCAAGCGTGATGCCGCCGAAATTTCCCTGAGCACCCGTTGCACCTGTAGCACCAGTAGCACCCGTAGTCCCAGTGGGTCCGGTAATGCCAGTTGGGCCAGTCGCACCAGTGGTGCCCGTTGTTCCAGTTACACCCGTCGGTCCAGTAGCACCTGTCGCTCCTGTCGTTCCTATTATACCCGTGGGTCCTGTCGCACCCGTCGTGCCTGTCGCACCCGTTGCACCGATACCAGTCGCCCCCGTTACGCCTGTAGGCCCGGTCGGACCCGTATCACCAGTGGTTCCCGTAATTCCTGTTGGGCCTGTCGCGCCTGTGGTTCCTGTCGTGCCAGTAGGGCCCGTAGCGCCCGTAGCGCCCGTAGCGCCAGTTACTCCGGTTGGACCAGTCGCACCCGTATCACCAGTAGTGCCCGTGACACCCGTTGGGCCTGTCGCACCAGTTGCGCCTGTTGTGCCTGTTGCACCAGTTACACCCGTAGGACCTGTGGCCCCCGTAGTGCCAGTGGTGCCTGTTGCACCAGTGGGTCCAGTAGCACCCGTGGCACCGATGCCTGTCGCTCCAGTTATGCCAGTAGGACCTGTCGCTCCCGTTACTCCTGTCGGTCCAGTCGTGCCCGTGTCACCCGTAGTTCCGGTCACACCAGTGGGCCCAGTAGCCCCCGTGGTTCCTGTTGTACCCGTGGCACCAGTTATACCTGTAGGTCCGGTTATACCTGTAGGACCCGTTGCACCCGCAGTGCCTGTGGTTCCTGTTGCCCCAGTAACACCAGTCGGTCCGGTTGCACCCGTATCACCAGTAGTGCCCGTGACTCCCGTCGGGCCAGTAGCACCAGTCGCGCCCGTTGTGCCTGTAGTTCCAGTTATTCCCGTAGGACCGGTTGCTCCCGTGGTTCCAGTTGCACCCGTAACTCCGGTGGGTCCAGTTGCGCCTGTGGTTCCAGTAGTTCCAGTGGGCCCTGTCGCTCCAGTGGTACCAGTGATTCCCGTTGCGCCCGTGGTACCCGTTGCACCTGTTACTCCAGTAGGACCGGTGGCGCCCGTAGTTCCCGTAACGCCCGTAGGCCCTGTTGCGCCCGTAGTTCCTGTTGCACCAGTCGTACCTACGTCACCAGTGCGAGCGAATGTGATAATTACATCTTCGTTATTACTGAACGATGTTGACGGACCAGAAACATATGCGCAGTCAACGGTAAAATATCCAGTTTCTTCCGTGGTAGAAGAAATTGTAAATAGCGCAAAATCATTTGAGTCAAGTTTGTTCGAGATTCTAAAGTGACCCTTGATAGTGCTCGTTGAATCATCAATGGTCCGCAAGAATGATTGGACATCGGTTGAGCCGTCGGACAAATCATCAATGTAGAGAACAGTTGCGAGACTTACATCTGCGTTGTTGAACTTCAGGAATCCAGCGCCTGGGTCAGTTGCTGTCGTGTTTGTGTTGAACGTATAGTCGAGGGTGATTCCGCCGAAGTTTCCTGCCGGTCCTGTTACGCCCGTCGGACCTGTTGTGCCGGTCGCACCAGTTGCACCAACGCCCGTCGCTCCAGTTACTCCAGTTGGTCCAGTCGCACCAGTGATACCTGTTGCACCTGTATCGCCTGTTACGCCAGTCGGTCCAGTGATGCCCGTGGGTCCTGTAGCGCCGGTAGTTCCAGTTACTCCCGTAGGCCCTGTATTACCCGTGATACCAGTAGCGCCTGTTATGCCAGTCGGGCCAGTCGCACCAGTGGTTCCTGTCGTGCCCGTGGCTCCCGTGATACCCGTAGGACCCGTTGCACCAGTATCGCCTGTGGTTCCAGTGATTCCCGTCGGACCTGTTGCGCCGGTTGCGCCCGTAGTTCCTGTAGAACCCGTGATACCCGTAGGTCCGGTAGCGCCAGTGGTTCCAGTAGCACCAGTTGTACCTGTTGCACCTACATCACCAGTAGTTCCAGTGGGGCCCGTAGCACCAGTCGTGCCTGTTGTTCCTGTTGGTCCGGTGATGCCAGTGGGTCCAGTGATACCCGTGGGGCCCGTCGCTCCAGTAGTTCCTGTCGTTCCCGTGGGACCAGTTGCTCCCGTATTGCCCGTTACGCCCGTCGGACCCGTAGCCCCAGTATCACCTGCAACACCCGTGGGTCCAGTTATGCCTGTAGGACCCGTCGCTCCTGTGGTTCCAGTGCTTCCAGCAGTTCCTGTGGCACCAGTAATGCCAGTTGGTCCAGTCGCTCCTATATCACCTGCTGCACCAGTAGGACCGGTTGCTCCAACTCCTGTTGGACCAGTGGGTCCAGTGCTTCCTGTAGCGCCAGTTGTGCCTGTTGGTCCAGTAGCGCCAGTATTTCCAGTGCTCCCTGTCACACCCGTCGGTCCTGTCGCTCCAGTTACACCCGTGGGACCAGTAGGGCCTGCATCACCCGTGTACGGAACGAACTTGGCACCATCAAAACGGAGAATTTGACCAGATTGAGCACCAGAAGTATCTACTTCAATGCCATCAATGAATAAAACTGGAACCTTTAGGGTGTCGTCAGTCTTAAGGACATTTGCTGCATCGCGATATAGGTTTACGTCACCAGCAGCAGAGCCATCGCCCCAAACAAGTCGTCCACCGCCCTGAACTTGCAATCTTGCATAAGTTTCGCCATCAAGAAAAATTGTTAAACCATCAGAGCCAGCAGAAGATAACTGCTTGATTGTGATTGGTGTTATAAATTTTTGAGCCATGACCTCAGTCGTCTCTTATGATGGGCCCCTCGGGGTAATATTTACTTAGCCTGTTACAATAATTCTGTATGCGCCGTTACCAATAGCACCCAAAAGGGTAACGCTGACTGTGTTGACATCGGTACGGGTGACATCACCAATAACTGTGGCCCCTGAAGCGACTTCTACAATCTGAACAATTACATCAAGGGTGTTAAAGTTGTGAACCACTGACGTTGTTGAAACATTGTCAGTATGTACTACACAGGCTTTGGTAGCAATACGGGCAAGTGCTGGGGTGCTTGTTCCGCGACCTGTTGCTTCAGCGGCTGTTGATGCCAAGTTGGTACGAGCAGTCGCTTCGGTCGTTGCGTTAGTACCACCATTAGCGATAGGGAGTGTTCCAGTGACACCAGTTGTCAACGGCAATCCAGTTACGTTAGTGAGCGTTCCTGAGGCAGGGGTGCCTAATGCTGGGGTAGTAAGCGTAGGGCTAGTGAGCGTTTTGTTAGTAAGGGTCTCAGTGCCTGCTAAGGTGGAGAGAGTTCCCGTGGTGGGCAGGGTTACGCTCGTAGTGCCGGTTGTGGTGAGCGTCGTGGCGTGTGCACCAGAGGTAGTGAGGTTCCCACCCAAAGTGATGGTTTTACCAGTGTTGGCAACCCCAGTACCACCGTACTGACCAGCAATGGCTGTGCCGTTCCATGTGCCGGTAGCAATCGTTCCAAGTGTCGTAATCGTTGATTGACCAACATAGGTGCTATCAATATCAATTGCATCTGAAGAAACAGAGATACGACCCGCTGTTCCAACAGCATTAATCGTAGTCCCACTCTTGGTAAGACCGTCACCAGCAGTGAATGACCCAGCACCAGAGAACTGGACAAAAGTTAATCCTGTTGTACCAAGGGTGATTGTGTCATTTGTTGAAAGAACAAATCCGCTGTCAGCATTTACGGTACCTTCAGAGACGAAGGTGAACATTCCTGTTGTAACCTCTGCCGAAGTGTCAGCATCCGTTGAACGAGAAGCCGCCCCTGCACCAGAAGCAACGGCTACATAAATACCGTTTTCCGACGCCGTGCCTTGGTCTTTTACAAGAACGCGGTTGCCAGCGACAAGTGTTACCCCATCAATTACATCGCCAGCCTCTAGGTCAGTTGAAAGGTTGATTGCAGCAGTTGTCGCTACCCTTACGGACTCCTTGACATCAAGACCCGAACGAGCGGAATCCACATAAGCCTTGGTGGCAGCGTGAGAGTCATCGGTGGGAGTAGCAACACTTATGCGACCAGTTGCATTGCGTTTTACCAGTTTGTCTCCAGTGGCGGCTGAAGTTGCACCAGTAAGGTCATTAAAGAATGCGGCACTGAGCAAGCCTGCACTATCGGTATCGGCGACGTTTAGAGTGAGAGTTACGGTGCCATTTGATGTAACAACATTAAGGGCTTCGGCAATTCCTGCACCACCACCAGAAACGATACTGTGAGGAAGCGAGCGCCAACCACCGTTTGCGTAAACGGCAATTACATCGGTAGTGGAGTTATAGACAAGATGACCCTCAAACGTGTTTTCAACGGCTGGAAAAGAAGTTACAACCTGAAACCTGGTGTTAATTAGTTCGTTCTGATTGAGGTCAATACTTGTTAGAAACTTCTGAGCCATAGTGTTTCCTTAGGTTAGGTATGCAAATCCGGAGAAAGCAGCACTGAATAAGATTCGCACTTGAGTGCTAGATAAATATTGTATCTCACCATAGACCACTGTATTGCTAGAATCTACAACCATTACACTAGGATTACCCCCTAGGGTATGAGTAATGGTCCATGTAGAGGACACCGAACCCTGCGTGTGTATGTGTCGTCTAGTTGGTCCAGAGGCAATAGACCCGGTGGTTACGGTGACGTTATTGACCGTTGTTTGTACGGTAACTAAATTCTGGTCTTCTTGATTTACGGTGACAGTATTCGGAGTATCCTGCTGAATATTGACCGTATTAGGGATACCAGTCATCGGGTGACCTCAAGGTTGAGCGTAAAGGCACCTTTTAGGAGTTTTGAGACTTGACTCGCTGAATTTATTATTTCCAGGTCGTACACACCGCTTGTTTCAAGTGCTGCGGTCTGTCCTGCCGTCATATTGATGGTTAGTTGTCCACTTGGGGAGTAGGCCGTTCCCGTTCCGCTGCCCACTCCAGTGGCTACAAATGATGTTCCCGCCGTATTATTAGCAGCACCGATTGCCGTAAAAGAGGTATTCCCTGCAGTCAAAATGACATATCTTGTACCTACAACGAAAGAACCAGCGTTGACCGTTGATGAAGCGGTATATACGATGCCACTATTTGCCGTCGTGAGTTCAATCATGACGGTGGTTGACTCAATGGTTCGACGTATCTGCATTCTGGCGGTAAAACCAGTAAAGTCATACGCAAGCATCGCACTACTGTCGTTGGGGTCGGGGTATTCCACCGTAATGATACGACTGAACGTCGAGCCCTGCTCACAAGTTATATTGTATGTTCCTGCAAGCATGGGTTACTCTCCTCTGATGCCTACAACATTGTAGTTGAGAGAAGTATGTGCTGGCAGGACTATCAGAGGATAGAGCCAGAATCCTTGTTGGAACCGACCTTTTTGAGTCCAAATGATGCGGCAACGATGAGTCCGGCAGCAACAACGCCAGTCTTTAGGCTGTCCGTGTTGGTCAGACCGTCAAAGTCTGCGCCAGCATTGACCCAGGCACCCAGGTACGAGGCGAGAAAAGCGGTAACTGCACGTTCTACAGTATCTTTAATAAATTTAATTGACATATTTTTCTCCTTAGTTTGAATTCATGTATGACAAAATTAAAGCATCTCTTGCCGTGGCACTGGTTGAATCTACATACGCCTTTGTGGCAATGGCTTGCCATGCAGCGCCATCGTAATAGTATAAAGTATCAGTGGCTTGAATAAAGCAAAGATTACCCTCAATTAAACTAGCAACATAGTTGGCGTTGGCATTACGAGTAGCAACGGTATCCCAAATTGTAGGAGTCTGTTGCATTAGGTACGTCATAGCATCTTCGGCATCAAGCGTGTCTCCTGAATTCCACTGTATATAGCCGCGATATGCCATAAAAACTCCCTATCCAAGCGGGTCATCATTAAATTGACCCAAAGTAGCACTGTTAAACGTAAATCTTAAGTCATTAACAACTTCTACTACTAGTTTATACCCTGCAGGGCGTGCTGGTTCCAACAATGCTTCCAATAATGGACTACGACCATAGGATGCCCATGGAGTTTCATCATACAAAGTCTTAATAGACAAAAGAAAACCAGTCAAAGTATAAGTACGATACTTAGTGCCAGTTAAATATCTGTCAAGAATACCATCAAAAGCCTCACGAGTACCAGCCTTATACCCCCAATAACCGTTAGAAATTTGCCAACGAGTAAACGCAGCAACATTATTTTCATAAGCGCTTAAAGCAACCTCAGAAAAATTCAAATCATTAGTATTAATCACGGCATTATTTGAAGTACTTCTGAAGATTTTATATTTATTAGACAAACCGTCACTAACAAAAACATCCAGATAATTACTTAACGTCAATGCTGTTGGTAGTGTTGTAATTCTCGTAGGAGCACCACTTGCAGCAACAACGTAAACACCATTTTGCGATGCAGTCGCTTGATTTTTAATAAGAATTTTATCACCTGTAGATAATTGGAAATTATCAATGTAGTCGGTGTTTTCAAAAGATGTCGCAAGCGTTCCTGCGGTTGTCGTTGCTACGTCGACTGATATCTGTTTAATAGCAAAAGTCAACGCGTCCGTACCTACCGTAGGGTTGCTGGCATTCGTCAATCTCCAAATAGTTCCAGAATTAAGAGTCCCACTATTAACCCAAACAGAAAACCCAGCAGAGATATCTAGTATACTAGCCGGCATATCCGTAGCCCTAGTTGGAGCACCACTCGTAGCAACAACGTAAATACCATTTTGCGATGCAGTCGCTTGATTTTTAATAAGAATTCTGTCCCCGGTTTTTAATACGACACCATCAACGGTGTCACCATTTTCAAAAGATGTTGCAAGCGTCCCTGCAACCGTTGTCGCAACACGAACCCCTAAATTTTGAGTTTTGGTAGCATTGGCAGGGTTTGGGGCATAAATATTTTTACGCACGGAGGTGCCGTTAAATTGCGCTAACCAATCCAAATATTCATAATCAGCAAGATCAGGATCAACAAGTTTGCTTTTAGAAAAATCTTCAGTGCCGTCATATTCGACTGGCAATTCTTCTAAATCTAATTTCCAAAATCTCGCTGCTAGCGCCGAAGTTTGTGCAGAAGCATGATTTAAGGCATGGATCAACTTAGCCATAGGGTATTGGGGGTCTTGTGCCTGGTCTATTTCAAACAAAACTTGAGGAATATATTTTATGCTGTTTTTGACAAAAGGGTTTTGCATGTATTCGTATTCTTGATACAAGAACGGGCATGTCATATATAGGGTTTGGCTATTATGAGAAGTAATTAAAATATTGATAGTGACCGTGGCGTCCAAGCCAATATACAAATTAGAAGGCTTGCTCTTATTTGGGTATAGTTCAGCGAAATTTGACCTGCATGTTAAGTATTCTTCAGTGACGTCGAAATTTGTTGTTACTGGGGTGATATCTTGAGAATATCCATCTACCTCCATAGATATTTTGACAGATATTTTTTCACTGCTTTTAAATAGGGCATGAAAAATGTATGTTAATGAATCCAGTTCTGCGGTAGTCGTTCCATCTATGGCTATTCCCGTAATAGATAGCAGCAGATTGTTGTTGTTGTTCGGTATTATTTGTAACGCTAGTCGCCATGGGGCCAAATTATTATCGTCTACGGCGAGTATTTGTGGCGTGCCAGCAACTACGACGCCGTTACTGTCTACGTGAGCCGCCGTCCAGTTGTAAAATTTATTGACAAAAGCAACATTTGGGTCTTCGGCGTTTAGGTATGTCGCATTACGGATGACATCGTCGTCGTCATATTGTTCGATTCCATTTTGCCAAGATAAATACGGCGTGTTGTAGTACATTAGAGGACCAGTGGTGTTGAGGCTATTGTAATGCTGCTAGTGGTAATGAGTGGTAAGTAACCTTTTTTTAGAAAAGTCAATGTCGATGTATTGGTGTTGGCCGTTTCGCTATAATAAGGTGATCCCGTGCCCGTGCCTGTGTGTTGCATCGTGCACGAAGATACGTTAATGACCCCTATAGCCGCCTGGAAGACAATTGAAGCAATGTAGTTTGACGTGATGTCTTTTTTATACAGAGGGAAGTTTGTATAGTTAAATGCGTTAACTATGTATAGTTTAATTGATTCTTCAACATCGGCACTATCTATTAGCGAGTTGTGTGTTATGGCTATGTTGATTGTAAATGGGGCAAATTGATAGTTCTGTATTGATACTTCAAGTCCCGGTACTGCTTTGTTGGTAATGAAAGTATCAATTGATGCAAGTTCGGCGTCGGTGAGAACCCTATCTCTACCATAGACAAATGCAGTTACGTATCCATCGGCGGCAGCAGCACTAAATAGCAAATATGTCGGGTCTGTAAGATCGTACACTTTACAAATTTCTACTTCACGATAGGTTACCAAAATACCAGATCGCATTTGATCCGCCGTTGAGAGGCTATTGGATAGGGTTTGTAGATGTGTGCGTACTCCAGACAGGTAGGTGGAGTCGATGTCCCCGTCTTGTCCTATAACAAAATCGTCTTCAGCAAATGCATTATCCACGACATTATTCGTCGTAATACAGACAAGTTCCGTTCCTGAAGTGATAGTTGGCGTGTATCCGATGGTTTTTGATATGACTTGAATGCTGGCGGATGGTGATGGGTCTGCCCCATTCACGAGGTCCCAGTATGCCGTTTGTGTTCCTGGGTTTTGGTTTGTTCCATTTTGTAGCGCCTTATATGTGCTGGTACTATATGTGACGTATTGGTCCGTCACATATGCAGTGTTAGCGGACCATATTGGGGCTAAATCTACTTCTTCTGTTGTTTCGTATGCGTATTCCGTTATTGTTCCATCTTGCTCGACATATCGATGGGAGAAAATTGTTGCTATTGGGACAACGCCTCCGGCTGCGTCAAAAGCGGTGACCGTGAGCGTCAAGGTTGCTCTCGTTCCTTCAAATCTTGAGTAGCCAACGAGATTTGCAAATCCTTCCATGAGACGTGATGGAAGGCTGTTAATGGTGGCGATGTTGAGGGCGTTCATGTATGCGGATGCTTGAAAAATTGCATCTTCTAGTGTTCCGCGACGAAGATTGAATTCGGGGAGGACCGTCAGTGCGACGTCAATCGATTGCTGATAGATATCGCCTGGTTCCAGGTTTGCTGGGGTAAGACTAATGTATGGGCTAAAGTCAATGGGCATTTTTTATCGTCTCGTGAAGTTGAATCTGATGAAGTTATTGCCTTGTTCGTCTATGTTTGTGTCAATCTCTGTGAGTATTATTTCTGGAATATATTTAGATGCATTAATAAGAAATACTCCATTGTCAACAATATTGAATGTCGGGTCTTGTACGCCAAATTCAGGAAACAGTGGACTCATGTCTCGCTCTGTTCGTGCCGTAATACTCAATAATTGCTTATAATAATCATCTGTATCATCTGTGACTTGCGCAAATCCATCACGACCATACTCAATCGGTATTTTAATTGTGTTCATACATGCTCCTGGTCCACATTAATCTTACACTGCGAGCACTACCGTGGGGCTTATTCGGCGTTTGGTGTGGTGCTTTTCTCTGATAATTGGCGCATAGCCACAATCGTTGCCTCAAGGACAGCAATTCGCTGCGCCTGTGCTGCAATCTGGTTTGTCAAAGATTCAATAATCTTATTGACATCTAATTGTACGTCACTCATTTGTTCTCCAGTGTCTCTATACGTTGTTTCAGGAGCGTAATCGTAGCATCCATTTCTTTGATGGCAGAGACCGCCACTGAAAGAACTTGCAATACGCTGACGCTCTTGAGTTGGTTACCAGTCCCAGAAATTGCAGATGGAATAACTTCCTGCACTTCATCAGCAATAAAACCAAGCATTTCATCATATGGGTCGTTGTCGCCAACAATTGGCTCACCATCATCAGTGAAACTCATAATATCGAGGGGGTTAAATGTTACGGGCCGTAAATTGCGTACTGCATCAAGCCCTCCAAAATAGGAGGTTATATTAGTTTTTAGTCGGCGGTCAGAAAAGTTTGCCGCTTCGGCACTAATTACATTGTCGACCGTGCAGTTCACACTTGGGTTTGCCCATCTAAAACCGATAAGGTTATTGGCACCACCGCCAATAGTCGCCCCAGTGTAGCCAATCCCATTATTGGTGACCAACAAGTACCCAACCTGTGCAGCCCCAGTACCAGATACGTTTGAAGCAGTAGTAGCAGTAGTAGCATTGCCAGATAGCGCGCCACTAAATGTGGGCGCTGTTACCGTACTAGTAAATCGCCCAGTTCCCATGACATTTAATGTGTTGGTAACTTCTGCGTCGGTTGGCTGTGAGCCAATAAGAGCACTATCTGCAGACCACATATATCTAGTAGTGCCAGCACTATTGCCACGGAAACCCATGCGATATGAACCCGAAACCGCTGAGTAAAAAGCCCAACCAGTTTGGCCTTGAAATGTTGGTCCTTGTGACCAAGGCAATGCAGTATCAGGAGTGTTTGCATACGAGACATAAGCGTTAGTTGAGGCAGACAGCGCCAAACTTCCAGCAATAGTTACCGTGCCAGGGAAAGAAGTATTACCAGAACCATCTAGTAATGTCGCCGTCCTGGTTAATGTCGTAAACGCCACCCCACCTACCTGCGTGTACTGCCTTACATAGATGGGTTCAGTCCCATCATCTGATGTCGCGATTTCTACATAGCCAGCATTGGTTGCTGTTCCACCAATTCTAATACGAAATTGGTCATTATCTGCCATGTTTCCGTATATCAAATCGGCGGTGTTTGTTCCAGTAACAGTTTTTGTCAAAGTGCCATTGATGGCGTTGGTCACGGTCAAGTTGGTCAGTGTGCCCACGGAAGTTAGCGAAGACCCGGTAACTCCAGAGGCCAATGTAGCCCCAGTTAAGTTTGCTGCGGCTACGGCTGATGCGGTAGAAGCGTTGCCTGTTAAAGCACCAGTAAAGGTTGCTGCCGTTACACCGTTAGTGACTGCCAAAGAACCCAAAGTACCTACAGAAGTAATGGTCGTTGCTGCCGCTGGTAGTAGCGCGTTACTTAGTGTTCCAGTAGTTAATAGACTTGCATTGTTTATTGTAGGACCAGTAGCGCCAGTAGTACCCGTGGCACCAGTAATGCCCGTCGCTCCAGTCGTGCCTATGGGACCCGTGGCGCCCGTTATGCCTGTCGCTCCAGTAATACCCGTGGCACCAGTAATGCCCGTCGCTCCAGTCGTGCCAATATCGCCAGTACGAGCAAAAGTAATGATTACATCTTCTGTATTAGTGAAAGATGTTGCAGAACCAGAAACGTATCCACACGAAACTGTGAAGTATCCAGTTTCTTCAGTTATGGAGGAAATCGTAAATAATGCAAAATCTGTGGAATCTGCTTTATTAGAGATTCTGAAGTGACCCTTAATGGTGCTTGTTGAATCGTCGATAGTTCTTAGGAATGATTGAACATCAGTTGAACCATCAGATGAATCATCAATGTACAGGATGGTAGCAAGACTTACATTGGCATTATTGAACTTCAATAATCCAGCGCCTGGGTCAGTTGCTGCCGTGTTTGTGCTAAATGTATAGTCAAGAGTGATTCCGCCGAAGTTTCCTTGAGGACCCGTGGGTCCGGTTGCGCCCATGGTGCTTGTGGTAACAATGGACCATTTACCGTCTGCGTAAACCCATGTTTTGTTGCCAACCGTATGGGTGTCGTTATTTGCTGGGGAGTTAGGAAAGTCAATAGCCATTATTTATTCCCTTGTTGGCGATTACGCCACTCTATAAACTCTTCCCAAAGATTGGGTTCAGTTGTTGCTAACGAATATGGAATATGTCGGTCTTCAATAATTTCCGTTGGGTCGCCATCAATGTCACGCAAAGCAAACACACAATAATAAATGGTTTCGTCTTCTAACGCCGTAAACTTATGGTGCAAACCTTTTCGGATAACAATAAAGGTTGGGGCAACAAATGTCTTTGATGGGTATTCGCCAACCTGAACTTCAACGGAACCTTTTACGAGCAATGTCACATGGTCGTGCTGGTGAGCATGACCACCATTTGTGTCACCGATTGCTTCCATAGTATTTTGGCGAACCCAAATATTCCCCACAAAACCCAAGTCTTCATGTAACATTTTCATCATCTCCAAATGTATAAACAGTAGTGTTTTCTTGACTCGTTGGCGGAATCATATTGGGGTTGAGTTGACGAGGATTTCGGATAGGTGCTTTAAACACATCCAGTTCCTCATCGTAAGTAAAACCAATCCCAGCAAAACAACCCCTGAAGTTGCCGTTGTAACTTGTTTGAACCCAACGCCCACCCAAATTGTCAATCAGCCATTGATAGCCTTCGTCGTCGTTTGGGTCATCGTTGTCGCAAACGAGCACACGAAGTACAACATTGTTTTCATTTAATTCAGCAAAATGACTCATAGCAGATACCTCACAATAACTACACCTGAACCACCGTTACCACCTGCTGTTGTACTGTAATCTTTGAATGACCCACCGCCACCTCCACCGCCAGTGTTAGCGGTGCCATTTCCGCCAGCAATAGGTGTAGCAAGAGTAGGGTCGCTGCCTGCACCTCCACCAGTTGTTCCCCCAGTACCTCGGTTGTTAATAGTGTAGTAGCCAGTAGAATAATAGCCTCCAGCACCACCACCACCACCAAACGACTTAAAACTATTCCAAGTAGAACCAGCACCACCATTACCTGAATAATAATTTGGTGAAGTGTAATAAGGGGTTTGCCCAACTGCCGAAGTACCGCCACCACCTGAAGAAGTTGGCAGGTCGGCTGAATATTCTAGACCACCTTCAAATACGCTATTTCCACCAGCAGTAGAAGAAGTGCTATTAGTTTCAGAGCCTCCAACTGCATAGATAGGCACAAATGTTGAAGCAGAAAATGCTCTTACTGGGCGCACTAAATAAGAGTCGTTTTTGCTTACTACACCAGTACCGTTGCCAACAGCCCAGACTCTGTTGTATGTAATGTAACTAGTTTGAAATAATTCCTCTGAACAGGAATGATAGCGGACCGAAGTACTAATGCTACTATTGACCGCGACTCTATTTGCATAAAGCGCAGTCATTTCATCTTTTGATGGTAGAAACCAATCCGAGTAACCACCATATGTGTAATCGGAACAATAGGTTGCGGCGCAAGTAGAGGCACTTAAGTTACCTTGAGCAACAATGAGCGGAGTAATGGTAGTGCCTGTGCCGATTTCATTAAATCGTGCTCCAACAACTAGTGTGCTCTGTAAGGAAGATTGCGCCCAAGTTCTTGATACCTCAGAAGCAACTGGCGCAACTTCAAAATATAAACCAGTGCTGTTACCTGATGTTGATGGTGTCATAAATATTTTACCACCAGCAGGACCAGTGTCGCCAACGGCATAAGTAGGTGCTGAAGCATCAGTAAACTTAAACAAAGAAGGGACTCCCCTGTATCCTTCTGATGCAGTACCACCACCAGCGCCAATGGTTACTGGGTAAGTTCCACCAGATAAGGTTCTTGTTACTGTAGTAAATACTCCAGCACCACCGCCGATACCAGCATAGTTGTTGAACTTGTCACCACTTGCCCCTGAACCCCCACCACCTCCGCCTACAACAAGAAGGTCCATACTTTTGCTACCAGTAACAACAAAGTTGCCCGAAGCATTAAAAGTATGGTAACGATAACCACCACTATCTGTAGTAGTACCGCCAGTAGCAGAGAACGGAATAGCACTGCTAAACCCCAAAACTTTAGAACTGAAACCCGACCTAGGCATAATTAACCAAACTTCGTCTGTGAGGCGAATACTGTATAAGTGGGAGTTGCAGCAG